TTGCCGCCACCTGAAAACTCGTTGTGGCCGTTGTACTCAATTTCATCGCCGTCAATCTGCATGTACGCCACCGGCTCCTGCTCCATGCTGGCGAGAAGTTGGCGGGCAATTTCCATCTGCTCGCCGCGAGTCAGCCCGTTATCAAGCGGGCTTTTGATGAATTGCTCGATGCGCTCTTTGGTTAATTCCATCATTTCAATCCCTCCAGTAGTGGCAGGCGGTAGAGCGGAATGTGTCTGTCTTCAGGGACTTTGTCGCCTTCTGAAATTTGATACCATCCCCATCTTTTTTCGCGATAGAACTCACCAACAGGCTCAGACGTCAGCGCTGCCAGTGCGATTTCAAGAACTGAAACTTCTTTTTCATAGAACTCTGCCCAGCCCGTCCCGGTATTTTCCTGCACCGCCTTGCGCGTGTGAGTAAGGCGCATATCTAGATGCTCTCTCAACTGCTCTTTCGTGAATTCAGCCATATCCCTACTCCCCCTTGATGCCAGCAGTGGCGACTGCGACGCGTGATTGAATATCTGCCTTCGCCACGCCCTCCCAGTTTTCACCGTGTTCCAGATAAAGACCAAGGAACCAGTGGATAACAGCGGCCTGCTCATGCTCTGATTTACGCCGGATATCATCACCACTTTTGCGCATTAGCTCCGCCAAGTGCGAGCATGTAAAGTTAGGGCGGCCCAGTATCGCGATCAGGTCGTCATTCAGCGACGGCAGCGTTAAATTCCGCTCCTCCAGTTCAGCGATCCGCTTCTCTGCGGCTTCCAGCTCATCCAGCAGCGCGTTAGCTTCATCCTCTTTCAGAATCACGGTGTCAAAGCTTTCGGTCTGCTTTTTGATTTTTGCAATCAGCGCCTGTTTGTTGATGGTCATTGGGCCGCTCCTTGTGTTGGCACCGGCAGGAATTCGCAGACGGTCGTGCAACCCTCCCCGGGATAATCAGCAGTAGCGATATGGAGCCCGTGAATTTTCTGCCCGTCGCTATCGTCAATGGCTCCGACAAAGAGTATTCCGTCTGTAAACTCGCCGAAAGCAAAGCCGCCGTAGCCACAGTGGAAGCAAATTCCCTCCATCGCTTCGGCTGACAGGGTCATTTCTTGAGGAACGAGGGCATAGCCTTCAGGTATCGCACTGGCCCGCACCTCAGCTAGGAAGGCGTCGGTGGCTGGCGTTTCGCACATTACCAATGTGTCGTAAATAGTGGCCTGCGCATCACAAAGACGAATTAGAGCATCCATTTGCTCGCCGTCTGCGTCGAGGCTATACAGACCGTCATCGTCATGGTGAGAAGCCATCTCATCACAAGCTTCACTGGCTAACTGCTTCATCCCCGCATTCTCCGCAGCCAGCGCCATAACATCAGTGCGAACCTTACGCAGTTCAAGAACAGCCACCTGAACTGCATAAGCGAAGTTGGCGCACGATCTTTCGCCTGCTTTTTCACTGTCACGCTGAAAATTGACTGCAACAGTCATCAGTTCATCCAGCTGTTCGCCGGTCATTGGTTTATTGGCTGTCATGATTATTTTCCTGCTGCAGTTTGTGCTGCTTAACTAAGTGGGCCACTGCCTTGGACTGGCTGGTGACGATCCCGTTGAGGCTGACGCTTTTTCCGCGATAAATTGGCACGCTGCCGATCTCTACTCCACCGAGGCTGACATGAAGAGTTTTCCCGCGTACCTCAGTGGTTGGGATCGGCTGAGACAGGCGATAGGTTTCTCGCGCTTCTGCGATGGCTTTGTATTCGTCAATAATTGAGAGAGCTTCAGCCAGCGCAGCACCCTGGATGGTGAACACACCTTCGTCACTGATCTCTGCCTGGGCCATCAGCTCGACGAACCGCCGCGCGTTCTTGATGCTGAGTTCTGGCGCAATAGCGCTGCGGGTAACTTTCGTTTTACCCTGGGCAGCCGCAACAGCCTTATCATGCTGGAGTACCTCGCCAGCCTTTTCGCCGTACTCTTTGACGCGATCAACAGCAACATCAACGGAGACGGCCCCGGATTTAACTTCCTGCTGAACGTCATAATTCGCGGTACTGAGGGTCAGTAACTTTTCAACAGTACCAACTGACTTATTGACCAGCTTCGCAATCTCGCTGGTGGTCTGGTTAAACGCGTTGTGCAGCTCCTGAATAACACCGGCCTGCTCAATATCTGAAAGCGGCAACTGATTGTTACTGGTCATGATGCGCGCCAGGCGCTGCACATCGTTGCCGTTGAAAGGCATGATATGAATACGGTCAACAGGCTTGCCAGCATCACGGCAGCGCTCATAGCAGCGACGGCGGCGGTGACCTTCGACAACCCACACACCACCTTCGTCACGGGCAATAACTTCCAGAGGGGGAACAGAGCCACCGTCCATCAGGTAGTTGAAGAGGTCATCATCAGCCAGGCGGGTACGCTCATCGTCGTCATGACGCTTGTTAAAACCTTCGCGAACATAAATATCCTCGAGGCTGATGAACATCCCGGTGTCAGTACGCTTGATGCTACCGTCACGGGTCATTTGTTTGAATGAGTTAGCCATCAGAGCGCCACCTCGTTATTGAGGCTTACCAGCACAGCAGGCAGCTCACGTAATTCACGCTGAGCTTCCAGTAAGTGCATGTTGGTTGGTGTTTTGGTGTGGCGTTCTTCGATGCGGTCACACTCTTTGGCCCAGCTTGTTACGTCTTCACGAAGAGTGGCATTCTGTGTAGCCAGCTCTTTACGCTGCGACATTGCTTCACAAAGAGCCACGCTGGTTACGTCGAGTCTGGTTGCCAACTCGTTCATCAGCTGAGCTGAAGCAACTGGGAGGTATTTAGCAGCAATGCGAGCTGCATTGACCAACTGCTCTCTGGACATGCGTGGTTGTAACTCGGTGACGGTCTGTGTGGTCGTCATGGTTAGTTTCTCCGTTATATAAGCGTCCTGCACGACGCTGAATTCTTGGCCTTACAACTTAAAAGAGGCCGCCTTGGTCTTTTGGGGAGGTGCGTTTTCGTTTTGTTACCTCAGCTTTTGAAACCTGTTTGTCTGCCCAGGCTTTCGCATGCCGCATCACATCATCGAAAATTGCTCCTTTTTTGCTGGCTTGCGACATTCGCTTATATAAATCAATCGCTTGCCATGCCCCCCCCTGAGCCACCGAAACGGAAAAGCCTTGTTTAATCAGCATTTCCCTTACGTTCTTCTCAATAAATTCGAGGTGGTTCATCAGTCCTCCAGTGGAAATATCCGCTGAATTTTGGTTGCAGCAACCCAACCCATTCTTATGGGGTGATCGCTGCAAAAAAAATTTAGGCTGCTGGCTTCTGCTCTTGTGCTTCTTTGTATGCGAGCAATTCGCAGAGATGGTTAACTACCTTGCTGAACTGGAACATGTCTGTACTGGCCTGATGACGCCAGCGGTACGCTTTATCATCATCGTCGCCATAAACATTACCTTGGGTATCAATCCGGCGAAAATGGAATTTTTCTGTAAGCAGGAAATTGATTCCCATTCCCCAAAATTCCATCTGGTCAACACCGAACCCGCTACTAAGGCTTTCAGATAATTCAGTGGAGACTGACGAATGTTCTGCCGAATAACGTAAAACTTCTTTGTGTTCGGCATAACGAGAAAGCTGTATATAATCGCCAACCTGGAACTCACCAAATGCTTCTGCATTACCTTCAAGATGGTTTTGAAGGCGAGCAGTAAGACCATTTTTAATGTTGTCGATATGAATGGTTTCAGTTTTAACAGAACCGACAGCCTTAACGAGCATCGCGCCAAACATCGAAGCAATATTTTTATTAGTGGTGTTGATGATCAGCAGCTTTTCTTCGCTATTGTAAAGTGCCAGAACAAGTGAAGACTGGACGAATGCTTGTTTGCACAGCTCAACTTTCACATCACAGATGATCGCATTGCGATCCTGCCGTTTTAATTTTTCACCACTTCTGTTTTCGATATTTTGAATGCGGTCCTGAGCTTCTTTAGCTACAACCTGAGCAGGAATGATTTTCTGGTCACGACGAACAACGATTGCGTAGCCGTTAGTGATTGGCGTTACCAGTTCGCCAGTAACTGGGTTTGGCACAAAAGCGGCGCGGGCAAATTCTGTTTCGCCAATTTCTTCAAATGGCATTTCAGCCAGGTGTACTTCAATCGCTTCAATACTTGGAAGCGTTGCCCGAAATACGATTGCATTACGAAACTTAGGTAATTTCATTGTTCATTTCCTCTGCACAAGGGGTTTAGTTCTCCACACAACACAGAAGAGCACCTGCGATTTCAGGAGGAGGGAGAAGTTCGCTCCCAATATCACCCGAGTGGGTTGGGTTATGGGCCCGTCACTCGGTGATGCTCTTTTGTGTTATGTAAAAAAGTGCGGTACCAGTGACTTCAAAGGATGGAACTGGTACCGCCAAGACTACACACAGCTATCTTTGCTACAGGGACTACGGTTTCAGGTTGTGGCGGTGGTGCCTCCACCTGCCGGTTAAGCCATTACCGGCGACGTCACACTATCAAGAATGCATTCATTGTTGAGTTGAATGATTTTGGCTTCGTCACGTGCGCATAGCCGCAATTACCACAACGGTTAGAGCAACATCTCCGGTTCTATCGGCAGTCTGCTAAGCAGATACCGTCCCCTAAATGCTCTTACCTGTTGTGTGCCGGTCTTTCCCGGCTGTCAGTTCTTTATTGCCATTTGAACTCATCGGCCTAACAAGTTTTTACGGCCTTTCATGTTTGCATAGTTGCCGCCGCTCTTATCGGTGCGGTCACCGCCACTGTCCAGGACATTTATAAGGACCGTCTCCAAGTGGTAACTCTTCCAGTCCCGCTAAGCACCCGGCGAGATGCTTAACGTGAGCGGTTGATATCCTCGTCTCTTCCGAGGTGTCACACCTAACCGCCACGCTGGTGAAGCGTCTCTGACTGTCGTTCGTGCCTGGCTTGCACATTCCGGCTACCCGGTTGGGAAAGTAGCAACAAAGTAACCCTACCGGACCGCTGCGACACATGTGCCATATGCCGGTGAATTCAAGATAATCACAAATTGCGAGTAACGCAAGTAATAAAATGCATATTACGCAAATGTGAGGGTAAAAAAAAGACCTCATACGAGGTCTGATCTTAATGGATGGCTTTCTATCCGTGGCGTTTGAAGGATTGAGACTGGCTGATTAAAACTTTTCCGTAGATGTAGAATCTATGTTCGTTGTCCTTTGTAATGTTCCATTCTCTGTACATAGGATTATCGGAAATAACCAGCAACTGGTCTGGGATCATCTGCAGCCGTTTAACGTAAACTTTACCGTCAAACCCAAACACGTATATGCCGTCGCCATCAAATTCGTTAATGTTTACATCAACAAAGATTAAATCACCCGGTTCTATGGTTGAAGCCATGCTATCGCCACGAACGTTGATTACCTTCACCCCTGATGACGTTCTTCCTCCAAACATGGCTAATGCCTGGTCGCTGCTGTATTCGATAGCGTGAATAACATCAATGACATCACAACCCTGAATATGTCCTGCCCCGGCGCTTGCGCTCACATCAAGTACCTCGACTCTGTATACATCAGCTACCTTTCGGGCTGTCGTATCGCTTTCACTGTTTATATATACAGTAGACTTATTTTCAGAAGAGGTAAATAGGTCTGGGACACTGACGCTTAAAGCGTGAGCAAGTCTGTTAAGTGTTTGTTCTGAAAACTGCTTTTGCTTACCCGTTTCAAGGCGGGAAATATTGGCAGCATCAACCCCCACAGACTCAGCAAGCTCTGCGATTTTTAGATTCTTCGCCAGGCGAAGTTGTCGTATGCGAGATCCTATATTCATGCGCCTATTACATGTTGTTTTTGCGTCTCATGCAAAGCAACTTGCGCAATTCGCTAACATGCAATAACATGCGTAATACGCAAATATGGGAGGTATTATGCAATCACCGTTAAGAAAATTGCGTAAATCGCACGGTATGACCTTGTTGCATGTTGCGACTGGCGTACAGGTTGACCCGGCAACGTTGAGCCGCATTGAAAGATGCGAGCAAGTTCCCTCAGTTGAGTTGGCTGAACGTCTTGCCAAGTTCTTTGAGGGGGAGATCAGCGAGTTGCACATTTTATACCCGAGTCGCTATCAAGCATCTGATGACGTAGCAGGTAAGGGTGATCGTAATGCGAAAGCAGTCATTTGATAACTACCAAAGGAAAATCAACATGGTAGAGCCAAGCCTGAAAGAAGTAGTTAAAGCGATGTGTAAAGCGTACCCCGGCGGCCGTGAGGCTATGGCCGGTGCTCTTGGCATGTCTGTAACTCAGTTCAACAACAACCTGTACGAGAAGAACGGCTGCCGCTTCTTTGAGGTGAACGAGCTGGAAGCGATGGAAGACATTTCCAATACATCACTGCTGGCTGATTACTTCGCTCAGCGCCGCGGTGCATTGCTGGTGGATATACCAAAGCTTGATGACCTTGACCGCGTGGATCTTTTTACTCGGGCCATGAGAACTGCCGCCGCGCGTGGGCGTGTTGACCAGATTATCCAGGCTGCTTTGGAAGATGGAGTTATTGAAGCGCATGAAGCTGAAGAAATCAAAGAGCATCACCGCCGCCACCTGGCTGCGCGTGAAGAAGAGATCCGCGCGATTGTTGCGCTGTTTAGCCGTAAGCAAAGCAAAAAGAAGTGACGCCCGCGAGTGTGCAGCTCCGGGCGTCGTGGCGTGTCGTATTCAGTGGAGAAACTAACGCATGAACAGTTTAAACCGATTCAGACCAGCTAAGCAATTCCGATGCCTGCCGCTGGTGGGGAAAGAATCCCCGTTCGGCTATGTGGAGAGATTAAACAACGAGGCTGAAGTGAACAACTACCAGCCTGATTACGCAATGGTAGAGGCTTTTACTCTGATGAACGAGAAGGGGCGTGAGGAATGGCTGAAGTTGACCGGCGATTCAAAGACCACCGAGGTATCACTGTCCACGTCGTCAGATGGGAGCCAGAGAGTCGACGCGTTATATACATTCGCGAAGGGTACGATCATGAGTGCTTCAGCCCTCTTGAGCAATTCCAGCGTAAGTTTACAGAGTTAAAGGACTGCCATGAGCCTGTTAATGCCATCCCGGCCAATAGTGATAAACCCTGACCTTGCGTACAGCATTGGCCTGAACGAGGCGATTGCGTTGCAGCAGGTGAACTACTGGCTGAAAGAAACCACCTCCGGATTGGAGCGTGACGGCGAGCGCTGGATTTACAACACGAATGAGCAATGGCTGGAGCAGTTCCCGTTCTGGTCTGAGTCCACTCTGAAGCGCACGTTCACCCGCCTGAAGACGCTCGGCGTGCTCAAAATTGAGCAGCTGAATAAGTCCCAGCGCGACATGACGAACTACTACACGATCAACTATGCAAGCGAGCTTTTAGACGAGGTCAACGTGACCAAATCCAAGAGTTCAAAATGCACTCGTCCATCAGGTCAAAATGACCTAATGGAACAGGTCAATGTGAAACGCTCCATCGGGTCAAAACGAACCGCTGTCATCAGGTCAAAATGCACTGATGTTCTTACAGAGAATACAACAGAGAGTACTACAGAGAATAAAACCCTTTCTTGTCCGGTTGCGTCGCAACCAGACCGTGAGGTGGTGATTACCGATCAGGCTAAACAGGCTTTAGTTCACCTGAACCAGGTCACCAACTCCCGTTATCAGGTTTCTACCACCTCGCTGCAGAACATTCGGGCCCGTATCGGCGAAGGTTTTACCGTTGCCGAGTTGATGCTGGTGGTTGACTACTGCAACGCCAAGTGGGCTGACGACCTGAAGATGTCCGATTATCTCCGCCCACAGACGCTGTTCCAGCCTTCCAAGTTCCCAGGCTACCTGAAATCAGCAAACAGCTGGCAGAACGCTGGCCGACCACAGCGCGTTAACGGAGAGTGGGCCCGTGAAGATGGGATCTTTAAATCAAGTTTTGAAAAAACTGATTACAGCAAAGTCCCACACGGTTTCAGGGGGCACGAATGAGCTATTCGCTGATTTACGCAGATCCGCCATGGGAGTACAGCAACAGGGCGAGCAATGGTGCTGCTGAAAATCATTACGGCACCATGAAGCTGATCGACATCAAACGCCTGCCTGTCTGGGAAGTGGCTGCTGAAAACTCGGTGTTGGCCATGTGGTTCACCGGCACTCACACCCGCGAGGCGATTGAACTGGCTGAGGCCTGGGGCTTTAAGGTTCGCACCATGAAGGGGTTCACCTGGGTGAAGTTCAATCCACTGGCAGAACAGCACATCAACAAAGCGCTGCAGTCCGGCAATGTTGAGGACTTCTACGACTTCCTCGATCTGTTGAACGGTCAGACCAAGATGAATGGCGGTAACTACACCCGTGCCAATACGGAAGATCTTCTGATCGCGACCCGAGGTAATGGGCTGGAACGGCTGAGCGCCAGCGTGAAGCAGGTTATCTACAGCCCTCTTGGTGAACACAGCGCCAAACCTGCTGAAGCCCGATTCCGCCTTGAGCAACTTTACGGTGACGTTCCGCGTATCGAGTTATTCAGTCGCTGTGGCGCGCTTGGCTGGGACCACTGGGGGAATGAGGCTGAATCACCTGACATCGAGCTGGTCTCGGGGTGGGCGGTTCCAATCAGTAAAAAAGAGGATCGGGCAGCATGATAAAGCTTTCAGCTGAACAGGAAAATGCAGTGCGCGATGTTGCGCGCCGATGCATCCGGGAGATAAGGGAAACGCTTAAACAGAAGCCTAAACCAAGCTGGAATACTGCTGTTCCTCCGATCCTGAAGAAGTATCACGAGCTGGTGAAGCCGATGGGCGTAACCCTGGTGAAGTTTAACAGTGAAATTGGTCGCCTGAACGGGCGCTATGGAGTGGAGTCATGACCAAATACGTAAAACTGGACAATGCGATTTTGAGCCGTTTAAACAGCAAACCGACATTATTTTCAGTTCTTTTCACTGGTCCTGTTCAGGTTGAGTGTGAGGCAATTGCCGCCAGCGAGGGGAAACATAAATTTGACTCGTTTCGTATTTTAGATCGTCGTCTTCAGGCACTCCGGAAATTGGGCGTTATCAAAAACGTAATTGGTAAAGGGTGGGTTCAATCATGATCGGATTAACGCCACGTCAGAGCGAAGTGCTTGATGCAATTAACTTGTACAAGGAGCGTACAGGTTTTCCGCCAACGATATCAGAGCTTACCGGGTTGATTGGCTGCTCTTCAGGAAACACCGCTGCAGGGCATGTGAAATCCCTTCAGAAAAAGGGCTACATCTCTGTTGCGCCTGGCGCGGCGAGGGGGATAACAGTTCTCAAAAGCGAATGGGATATGGATGCTGTATCGATCATCAAGGCGCTTGTTAACGGTGAACACGGTGCCAGAGAGAATGCAGTCGCCTGGCTGGAAGAACGCGGGGCTAAGCCATGAAGCTGATTCTTCCTTTTCCGCCAAGCGTAAACACTTACTGGCGCGCGCCGAACAGCGGACCGCTCAAAGGTCAGCATCTTATCAGCGCAAAGGGCAGGGCATATCAGAGCGCAGCATGTGCCGCAATCATTGAACAGCTTCGCCGCCTGCCTAAACCGTCATCGGCAGCAGCAGCGGTAGAGATCGTCCTCTACCCACCAGATGCTCGCTGCCGTGATATAGACAACTTCAACAAGGCGTTATTTGACGCTCTCACTCATGCGGGCATCTGGGAGGATGACAGCCAAGTGAAACGGATGCTGGTGGAGTGGGGGCCCCAGGTGCCGGGAGGAAAAGTAGAAATAACGATCACCAAACATGAACCCATGGCGGGTGCAGCCGCCTGATAAGTGGAAAAGAGCATGAATCACATGAATATCGTAGTGAATTGCCCTACTCACCATGCCGTGATGCAGGGGCAACAGGTCACAATGTCCAGCCGTGAAATTGCAAAGTTGGTTGATTCACGGCACAGCAACGTATGCGTCGCTATAGAGCGCCTGATGAATTCCGGAGTTATTGGGGGGTATGCTGCAATGCAGTACACCCATCCACAGAACGGCCAGACCTATCACTATTACGAAGTTATCAAGCGTGACAGCTATGTGATCGTTGCGCAGCTCTGCCCAGAGTTTACTGCCCGTCTCGTTGACCGCTGGCAGGAGCTTGAGAACGGGCAAGGGCTTAAACTTCCTCAGACATTACCTGAGGCTCTCCGCATGGCTGCCGACCTTGCTGAGCAAAAGCAACGACTGAGTGAAGAACTGGCGATTGCCACGCCGAAAGCGGAGTTCGTTGATCGTTACGTAACCGCTACCGGTTCGATGACATTCCGCCAGGTGGCCAAACTGCTAAACGCGAAAGAACCTGAGTTCCGCCTGTTCCTGCTGGATAACCACATCATGTACCGGCTGAACGGCACACTTACGCCATACCATCAGCACATCGAAGCCGAACGCTTTGAGGTAAAGACCGGAACTACCAATGCGTCGAACTACGCGTTCAGCCAGGCACGTTTTACTGCGAAGGGTGTGCGCTGGGTTGGCGGCCTTTGGGCTGAACATATTGCTAAGGGGCTGATGGCGTGAGGGCATTACTGACACCTGAAATTGCGCCTATGTCAGGGGTGGTTCTCTTTCGCCCCGGCAGTGAGCTGATGTGGTTATTCCGGCAGGGCCGCGTCGTGATCGAAACTCCTGGAGAACAACTGGCTGATATGCCGTCTGGCGTGATACCTCAGTCGCATCAGCCGCTGGCAGAAGATGGCAGCTTACTGCCTGTTTTCGAGAACCCGGCGGTTATCCAGCGCGCTGGTGGAATGTCGGTTTTTGACGCCTGGCTGGAGAAGAAACGGGAATGTCAGTGGCCGCACAACGACTGGCATGCAGACGAATTCACAATCATGCGCCACAAGCCCGGCAGCATCCTTCTTTGCTGGGGATGTGATAACCAACTGCGTGAGCATTTCACTGAAAGGCTGGCAGGCATTGCCCGCAAAAACCTGGTATCCTGGCTGGTGAGAGCTGTAAGCGGTCAACTTGGCTTCAGTGAAGACCATATCCTTACGCTTCCTGAGTTCTGCTGGTGGCTGGTGAAGAA